CCGACCTAGATATTTATAAAGTATGGGTACAGAACTTAATGATTTTGAGATATATAAAGGTAAGTCGTTTGCGGCCTTATGTAAGGAGATAGTTGTTAATCAAAATGAAAAGAAAGACCAGTTGGATATTTTGATTAGCGAACTTCGTTCTCTTATAAAGGGTGTAAATGATGCAATTGTAATTGTTCCACTTATACGTGATTATTTGGATGTAGGTGTAAAGAATGATGAACAATTAGTCAAACTCGCAGCAATTATTCAGAGAATAATATCAAAACAGAATGAAGGTACTGATGTTGGAGCGAATGGTTTTTCTATAACCGATGAGGAACGTAAACAACTTATGGAAGAAGTCGAGAAGTTGAAATCAGATTCCGTAAAATCATCTAACATACCAATAAAAGAAATAAAATGAGTTACCAAGTATACCATTCTATATTTGATTCATCCGTCAATGATAGATTAACCTTATCCACAAATAGGGATAACCGTGTCATTCAGAATGGTAAAACCACCATTCAATTTGAACCAGCCATAGTTTTAGATATTGTATTGGATGATAGTCACCCAATATTCTCTTCAAATAATGATAACCTAGGAAATGTTAGTGTTCCATATGAAAATCCTCCCGATTTTATGGGTAAACCGCTGTTGCCGTCGGATAAGGATTACTATTCCATAGGAACTGCGCTTTTAAGGTTATGTTATACACACACTAAATATGATAAAGAAACTTTAATTTGGGCAGCACCATTGGATTCTACACTTTTGTCTGTGCCAGTTTTGAATGAAATTGTTCATGTAGTAAAAATCTTCGATAGATATTACTATACGTTCAAAATAAACACCAGAGGTAGCTGTAATTCAAATGCAGATTTTAGGTTTGAACAAACTTATGGTAAATTCATCAACAACTCATCATACTCATCAGTAAAGCTTTCTGGTCCAAATTCTAGATTTGATTGTTTCCCTGACGGAAGTCCTTCGGGATTTAACGGAATTCTTGGAAACTATTTTTGGTTCAATAATAAAATAAGAAATTTGAAAAGATATGAGGGTGATGTAATACTCGAAGGTAGGTTTGGACAGAGCATAAGAATGGGTGCATATGACTCAAATCGATCAAATGACTCCGGATATTATGAAAATTATCAAAGTGGAAACGATGACTTTGGTGGTGGAAATCCGATGATATTGATAAGAAATCGACAACGGCCCATTGCTCAGTTATCAGAACAATCCATTCATCCTAAATTAAACAAAATAAAATCTATATCAGACTCTCCCAACGAAAAGAGTTCCACCGGTTATGTTACGGAAGATATAAATAATGACGGATCATCGATTCATATAACATCCGGAAAAACTGTGTCTGGATTCTTGACTCCATGTTATAAAACATATTTTTCAAAAAATTCTCCTGAGGAACAGAAAAAATTTAGCCCGGAGGGATCGACGAGTTTCACATTTCCAATTCTAAATAAAGATCAGATTGTAATAAATAGCGATAGGTTGGTTTTATCATCAAGATTCGGTGAATCCATACACTTCTCAAAGAAGAGATATATGGTGACTACTGATAGTGAATATACCGTAGATGCTCATGAACAGATAGTCATGACGACCAATTCAAAGATGGTGATAAATTCTCCTGCAATATACCTGGGACAGTATGATGAAACCGGAGAACCTGCGTTGCTTGGACAAACTACCGTGGATTGGTTGTATGATATGTGTAATTGGCTTATAGATCACACTCATCACTATCAACATTCACACCCAAATGCCGGTGGAGCATCTCCGGATAAAACACAATATCCGGTACAACTTAAGCGGTTATACGAACTGAGAGATAAACTTCATACATTAATGAGTCGTAGAGTATTTTTGACTGGTGGAGGACGATCGCCCGGATGTGACGGTGGGCGAATAACCGATGGGGTCAACCCCGTGACAATAAATATTGTCACCGGTGAGGGGGTTCCTGGTGGATGGCAAGGAAAAAATAGAAGTTAATTTTAATGTTAGATATTTATATATTATGAATAAAGACGATTTTAAAAAATTAATCGAGGAATCTATAGAGAAAAAAATTCGAGATGTATTGCCTAAGGTATTGGATGAATATTTTACGTCAATTAAATCCGAACAAAAACCTAAATCAGTAGAAAAGTCTATTAAAAAAGAGGTGTCTGAGCGTGTAGTTTCACCGACATCACCGGAAGTAAAGAGGGAAAAGAAGACGTATGTTAAAGACCCTGTACTTAACGACATACTAAATGAAACTGTCGTGAAGATAAAACAAGATGGATCGGGAGTGGTATCAGGGGCTCCTGAGAAGATGGCTTCGTCATCTGTTTTGGATAAAATTGACGAAGTTCCGCCTACCGTTCAAACGGCGCTGACACGAGACTATTCTCAATTGCTTAAGTTATCTATGACTAAATCAAAAAATAGATGACATCGAACATAACATCGTCAAAATACCCAATAGGGCTGTCTCTTCCATTTATTAATGGCAGCGGAGGGTATTTTCAACAAACCTTTGATACAAATTCACAAGTAAAAACCAATCTTTTGAATTTTTTAAAAACCAGACAAGGTGAACGTCGAATGTTGCCTGAGTTCGGAACAAAGCTCTACACGATTTTATTTGAACAACGTGATGATAATACAAAAGAAATCATAAAAAACATCATTAAAGATGAGATAACAACTTGGATTCCAGAGGTAACTATTTCAAATATTTCTATTATAGAGGATGAAAACTACTCCGATGATAATAATTATAAAATGAGAATATACTTGGAGTTTACAATAATTCAGACCGGAAAATCAGATTCTCTGGAACTTGAATTGCAAAATATAAAAATTTGATTATGGGAACCACTATAGATAAAAATTTTAAACCCCTCTCTAGAGAGATACGTTATCTTGGTAAAGATTTCGATGGACTCAAATCTAATCTTATAGAATTTGCAAAACAATACTATCCCAGAACTTACAAAGATTTTAATGATTCCTCACCAGGAATGATGTTCATTGATATGGCATCTTATGTAGGTGACGTATTATCGTTCTACATAGACTATCAGTTTAAAGAAGGATTGATAAATTTTGCTGAAGAACGTAAAAATGTAATAAACTTGGTTAAATTTTTGGGATATACACCTAAACCAAGTAGGCCATCTATAACCACTTTAGATTTATATCAAATTATACCATCTAAAAGAAACGAAGATGGTTCATTTGAACCGGATACAAGATATGCATTGATAGTGAAAGAGGGTATGGAAGCGATGTCTTCCAATAGAGTGTCTTTCATAACAACTGAGACTGTTGATTTTTCTATAAAGAGTAATCTATACCCAAGGGTAGATGAGGTTTTCTCTCGAAATAGTTCGGGCGAACCTGAATTTTATTTGATAAAGAAATCGGTAAAGGCGTATTCTGGAAAAACCATAAACCGTGATTTCAATATATCAAGCCAAACTCCGAATCTACGAATAGAACTCCCAGAAGACAACGTTTTAAAAATTCTGGAAATAAAAGATTCTGATAACAATAATTGGTATCAGGTAGATTATTTGGCACAAGATTTGGTGAGCCTTCCGGTCGAAAACAATAGGTTTAATTTTGAATTATTCTCAAACTACAGTTCTACCGTTCCTAATATAATAAAGTTTCTACGAACAAATAGACGATTTATAATAGAAGTGGATGAGAATAATAAGACTTACATACAATTTGGTCCATCCACTGATAGTCTGGAAGAAGAAATATTGGTGCCAAATTCGGAACTGTTGGGTACAGGATTTTCTAATATTTCAAGATACAATCTTACACTCGATCCGACCGTGTTTGTTAAATCAAACTCATACGGTTCGTCACCGTTCAACACAACATTGTCGGTAAAATATGTAATTGGTGGTGGATTGGAATCCAACGCGAATGTAGACGACATCACCACGATAAGTAAAATTCAATTTGAAGATGCCGTAGAGTATTTACCATCCGAGGAAAGTCTATTAAACACGGTTAAGACGAGTTTACGGGTAACAAATCCAATTCCAGCAACAGGTGGAGCTGCGTCAGAATCCATATTGGAAATAAAACAAAATGCTATGGCAAACTTCGCTGCTCAGGATAGAATGGTTACAAAAGACGACTATGTATCAAGGGTTTTAAGTATGCCTTCTGAGTATGGTAGGGTCGCAAAAGCATACGTTTCATCGGAATCCGAACTTACATCTTTTGGTGTAAAGCCCGTACCAGGTTTGTTGGACGAGAATAACAATATTATTATAGACAGTTCTTACAATGGATTTAGAAAAGTAAATATCGACGGTGGTAATCCGTTTGGTATAAACCTTTACGTTCTTACATATGACGATAATAAAAATCTAACGCCGATAAATGAGGCATTAGTATATAACTTAAAACAGTATATATCAAAATATAGAATGATCTCCGATAGAGTCAATATAATCGATGGATATATTGTTAACATTGGGTTGGATTTTACCATATTGACATACTCCACTTATAATAAAAAAGAAGTTTTGGCAAATTGTATATCAGCGGTAAAGAAGTTTTTTGATATAGAACTTTGGCAGTTTTGTCAGCCAATCAACATAGGACAGTTAGAATTGGAGATAGCCAAAGTAGAAGGTGTTCAGTCAGTTTCAAATTTGGAGTTTAAAAATTTAGTAGGAGGAAACTACTCCAATTGTGAATATGACTTGATAGCTGCCACTAAACATAAAATAATTTATCCTCCGGTTGATCCGGCGGTGTTTGAAATAAAATATCCTGATGTGGATATCAGAGGAAAAGTTTTGTGATATGCATAAATTTGTATTTCCATCATCAGATGCCTACATAGACAGTCACCCAGATTATAGATCGTATAATTTTGGATTGGATGAGATTTTGGAAGTATCATCTGTTAATTTTACTGTAAAAACGTATCAAAGTGCTTCTGCACAGTTGCAGGCAATTACTGATTTTGTTGGATTAAGAGTTATTTCGCTTAATGGTAGCATAACCGGTTCAATAACAGGATCAGCATCAAATGTATCAGGGAGTGTGATTGGATGTGGATTGGTTATACCAGAGAGTTCACATTGTTAATATATGCACCACTTTGTTTTTTGTCAAAAAGATACGTTTATCTACAGTGAAGAAACTGCTAGACAAAAAAACTTTGGTTTAGATAAATTCGTAGAGGTGGCTGCAACAAATACGCTATCCAGAACCTATAGAACGTCATCGATGGTTGCGTCTCAAACAGAGAGGCAGTTGATAAATCGGTATGTTCAGAATTTTAATGGTGACTTTTCGGGAAGCATCTGTGATGGATCAGGTGAGGTAAGTGGGTCTATAGTATGTAACTCTACACTTGCTCCTGGTGGTTCATGTAGGCCAACTTATGTTTTAGATGAATTTGGTAACGTAGTAATTGATGACAATGGAAATGTAATATACTTGTCGTCAGACGAAGACTTCTTTGTATTCCCATAAACCAAAAGTTCTTTATACTTATAGAATATGGCACTTTCATTTACAGTAGATAGTTTTACGGGTACAACCGGTAGTAGTTGTGTATCGGGAACGATGCATGGAAATTTCACCGGATCTGTATGTGGATACAC